TGTAAGCCATTATGAAAATCTCTTAGGTTCTGATTTAGGTAAGTTTGAAGTAATTGGGAAAATGTATTCTATTGCGTAACCTAGTGCGTCAGTCATGTGATCGTAGCCATTACTTTTTTCAGGTTGATTTGTTCCTTCTTTGTAAACTTGTTTCATTAAGCTATTAATTAGTGTTTTGCAAGAAGGATTAATAAAAATACTCCTCTTTCCATCAAATGCCTTCAGTTTACTATTAACAGAATTAATCCTGTCTCGTACTAAAGCATGAGTAGATTTACATTTAACATTTAAACCAGCATTTTGCAAGATAGTTAGATCGGTGCGACCACCAGCAGAAGTCTTACGTTGTCTTGATGCTGGGTCAGGGTAAACTATGATTTTACTCTTAGAATATCTGTTAAGTAATTCATCAACCAATTCATCAGTATTAGAACTGTAAATAACTATTTCATCAAAGAAATAAGCGATACCATTCTTAACATGAAATAGACAAGCTGACATGGGGTCAATGTTCATATCAAGTCCCACGTGGATAATAGCATCTTTATCGTACTTACATTCTTGCACGTTTTGTTCTCTATCAAAGTTGTAATAAACAACTCCTGAGTATGTTTCAAATGAAGCTAAATACTCTTGTCTAAATGTTCTCTCATCTAAATCTTTTTTAGCTTGTTCTATTTCTTCTGCATCAACCTGACCACCATCTAATGTTGTAAACTTAAATGATTTCCACTCAGGGTCATCTCCTAATCCCTTCTGATATATCTCATAAGACCAGTTACCAAATCCTCTAGGTGTTCCTATAAATAATACATTACCAGTAACGTGCTTATCTGATATTGTTGGTCGCAAGACTTCAGTCCAAGCTTCCATTGGGATATCGGCATATTCGTCAAGCAATAAGAAATCTAATCCTACTCCTCGTAAATTGTCTGGTGATTTATCTGCACCTTTTAAACTAATCTGTGAACCATTCCTAAGAACTAAAGATAGTTCTGTTTCATTAGCATATTTAATCCATCTCTTTTCAGTAGTAAGTCTTTTAAGTTGTTTCCACATAATCTCTTTAGACATTCTGTAAGTTGGTGCTACATAAAATATCTTTGAGTTAGGTTTTCTACTTGCGAATCTAAGTAATTCATACATGGCTAAGTGAGTCTTGCCGAATCTTCTTCCTGTAATAAGAACTCTAAATCTTTTTGGACAAGTATATACGTCTAGTTGTGGTTTACTAAATGGCATTTATAATTCCTCTTTGAATAAATTTAGTGATAACTTCTTCTTCAAATTTAACATCATGGTTATAACCTTTATTAGTTCCAATGTGTTGCACTTCTTCCATTGTATATCTGTTCTTAGTTTTAAAGAAATCAAATCCTGTAATAGTTACTTTGCATTGACAATGATTAAGTAACCAATAGATTGCAACAAAGCCAGTAGTTGGTCTGTAATAGTTATACCTAATTGTCATTTGACTATAATCAAAGCTATTCCATAACCAAGCTTTTTTCTTAACCCATTCTGGCATACGTTCTGCTCTCTTACCATCTTTTTCAAAGTTAAGTCTTACAATACATCTAATATCAGGAATTGTTTTAAGCTTATTGTGTCCCTCGTGAACTAGGTTGTTAATCCATACATCACAAGGTTTGTCTTGAACTCCAAGATTCATTCTAACTATTGAATTGTATTTAGAATAATCTATTTGATTTAACTTCTCTCCATTACCTATGAGTAATACGTTCTTGCCTTTAAAGTATTCGTAAGGATTAAACATTATTCTGAAAATTCTAGTGTATAATTGTTATAAGGTTTAAATAATTCTCTCCACCATTTAGCTGATTCAATAGTTGCATGAGCATTATAACCATTTGGAAGTATTGCTATGGCTTTCCTACAACATACAGAAATAAATACCCACTTATTTGAGTAGCTAAATATCTCATCAATAGCATCTTTAAGATTATCAACTGGGATATGTTCTAATACATCTGTTGAAATAACTAGATCAAACTTGTCAGTAGGTTTGTTTTGGTACTCAGGTACAGCAGGGTCATACTTAGTTGCGTTCCATTCTTCAGGGTGGTATTTTGCTTTACCACAACCATAGTCTAATATTGATTCAATGCCTTTGTCTTTAATGATTTGATTGATAGCTGGTATGAACTTTTTTAAAGCTATTCCTTGCCACTTGTTATCGTCTTTGTGATACTGCTTTGCCTGTTCTAAGTATATGTCGTAAAGATTAGACATTTCTAATAACTGCTGTGTGTGGTTTGAATTGTTTAAACATTTCTATCGTATGTGGTTTATGCAGGAAAGCAAAAGTATCTATTCTATCTGCATCATGAACTACAACTGTGTCAGTATGTTTTAGTATGTTGTTAAGATGCTTAATTCTATCTCTTACAAATTGCTCGTGATCTAAAAAGCACATACCATAATTCTGGTTAATATATAATTCAGTAGTGAACTTAACTTGCAACTGGACATAGTTATCGCAAATAAGATAATCAAATCTTCTAGCCCAATCTATATTCTCTACCATACCAACTAACTTAACTCCTTTTTTCTTGGCTATCTCTACAAGCAAAGGTGTGGAATAGTAACCACAACCAGTTTCTAATATATCTCCATTACAAGCTAATGCTTCTTTAATTAGTATTTGTTGGTGTGTTGCGTATTCGTTTATTATTTGTGGTGCGTCAGGCATAATATATTTGTCTATTTTAGTTATTGCAGTTCTGTCTAAATGTAAAGTATCTGCCTTCTGTTTGCCGATATTTTTATAAGTTAATGCTATATTAGAACCCACTTCTCTAGCTTTAATTAAATCTTCATAAACTAATGCGTCTATGTGTGTGTAACCATTTTCTATTGCTGTTTTTATTCTTCTGTTGCCATAGATACAAATAAGCTGATTAGGTTCTGCTAATAATATAACTGGGTTGTATAATAAATGTGGTTCGTCTAATGTTTTCATTTTACGTCTTTGCAACACTTGATTAATGTATTTAATATCTTTGTTTGAATAGACTCTAACATCACTCCAGTTCTTATCGCCTTCTTGTCTATCTATCTGGCAACAATATTTAACCTTGTTAATTGGTACTGATATTATGTTCTCGTTTCTATGAATACTCTCTAATCTTTTTTCTGATAATTGCTTTTCCATCTTTTCCAGTCCAATGTATTGTTTTGATATTGTTATTTGTTTCTGCAAGTCTAAGCCATTGATATTCTCTAGGTAAGGTTAAAACTTTGTACTTATGTGCAATCTTATTTAAACATTCTTGATCTCCATAAGTTGAGAACTTTTCACATTCTAACTTCCACTCTTGTAAGAAATCTTGATTGTTACAAACAACTAAACCTGATGCAAAGTGATTATGTCTATTGCACCAATCTTCAGTAACAGCAATATCATACCCTTGTGATAGTTCAAAGACATCTGATATGTCAGTAAGTATTTCTATGTCGCTATCAATCCAGCATATTTGTTTCTCTAAAGTTTCTAACATCATTCTTGGTTTATAGTACCAAGCTTTCATTAATGGTTTGTATGCTATGCTATTAGGGTAACTATTCTCTAATCCAAAGTCAGCTATGTAAAGTTTATTAGTTAGATGTTTTTTGTATGTGCCGATAAACCATTTAAGTATATCTTCATGGTCTTTATCGCTTCCAGTTATAAAGTTCATAACTGAATCTTAACAGTATTAGTATAAATGTTAAACCAGTCAGATGAGTAATCGCAGTCTTGGTATTTCTCAAAGTAACAACCACCTTCTGTAAAGTGTATGTTTTTAGCTTCTGTGTTATGTGGGTATTCGCCAACTAACCAATTCCATTCTAAAGGTAAACCACCAACCTTATCAGTCCATTTGAATTGATGAAGTTCTAATCCTGATGCAGTATCAACATATTCTTTTGTAAGCTGTTTACATTTAGCTGTGTTCATTAGCATTAAACTAGACCAGTTCTTTTTTTCATAAACAGTTTGTATTTGATTGCCGAATTTTGATAAGTGCTTAGGTGTATAATCGTGCTGACAACACATGACAGCATAATCATCATTTCTTAAATCCCACAGTTCTTTAATGTCTGCTTTAAACAGCATATCGCAATCTAGGAACAATGCCCAACCATTATAGTTCATAAGGTAAGGAACTATAAATCTACTAAATGAGAACTCAGTAGATGATAAAGTGTTTCTTGGTCTTGTGAATGAGTCTCTTAGGTTTGGCAGGTAAAGTGGTATGAATCTAACTGGTACTGAACTATGTCTTAGTATGCTTTCGCTAAGTATGTGGTAAGCTATTTTTTCTTTGCTATCATATCCGATAAAGACATTAATCATTGGACTTTAATTGTTTTAATTCAATATCCTTAGCTTGTACTTCCTCGTTTAATCTGTCTATTTCTTTTTTAAGATTATAAATTACTACTTCAAGATCGTTTGTTCCTCGCAAACTTTTATCTAGCATCTTAGGTTTCTTACGACCACACATTTGTTCCACTTCCTATTTCTTTCTATTTTGATAAGTTTTTAAATATCTTCTGCCTAAAGCTACTGCTTCAGATTTACTTTTACCTCTATAACCCCAAGCTTCTAAGCTTAGTTTTAATCTAGTCTTACGACCCTTAGTATCAAACAATCTACCTCTACCACTTCCCATTCTAACTAAGAATGAACCTTTGCGTCTATATTCAGTCAAAGTATCTGGTCTTGATTTAACTGGTGGTCTTAGATTGCTTCCAGTAGCACGATTGTATCTTGCTCTACCAGAAGAAGTTAATCCACCTCTTGGGTTCTTGTCAGATTTTCTAAGACTAAATTTACTCATACTTTTTTAAACTAAATTTTACTGGTGCTTGTTTCTTAACTTTTAAGTTATGCTTCTTCATAAGCAAATCAACTATACACTTATGACAAGCT